TAATAACGTTGGTGTTAAGTTGGCTACTAATGCTGCACCAACTGTACCTTCAATCGACATTAGCTCATACGTAACTAATGCCGTAATTAATCAGATCGTAGATGAACTGGAAGTGACAGCGATGGGCGATACAGCTCATAAGTTTGTTGCTGGCCTACAATCAGGCACATTTACTATCGACTTTATCAATGACTGGGCAGCTTCTCAGGTAAACGAGACACTCAGCGCAGCCTTTGGCAAGACCCTAGCAGTATCAGTAATCACTGTTAAGGGCACAGCAGTATCAGCAACAAACCCAACTTATCAATTCTCAGTATTGGTAAATAACCTGACCCCAATCGGTCAAGGTGGAGTTGCTGAGGTTGCTACCTCTAGCATCACCTTTACTGTAAACTCCGCAATAACAGTGTCACCATCGGTGGCATTCTAACTAAGGAGTAACAATGGCAAAGCTAAAGATAACAAGGGCTAATGGTGAAGTATCAGAGCATAAGATCACACCAGGTGTCGAGTACGCTTTCGAGTTAAAACGAGGTATGGGAATTAGCAAAGCCTTGCGTGAGGATGAAAAGCAGTCAGATATATTCTGGCTAGCTTGGGAATGTTTACGCAGGGCTGGCGCTCAGGTATCTCTATCTTTTGATGAGTTTATTGACAGTTTAGATACTGTCGAGGTATTAGACGACGAAAAAAAATAATACAGCGGGATTCAATACTTTATAGCATCGCACAGCTGAGCGTAGAGACTGGGATACCGCCTAGAGAGTTTATTGATATGGATAGCGAAATGTATGCCGCAATCATACAAGTGCTAACCGACAGAGCTAAGGAGATCCGAAATGCCAGCAGAAGTCGTAGGCGTTAAAGATGTCCTTGCTGGTCTAAAGTTTATTGACAAAGATTTACAAGATCGTATTAGGACTGCTATTGATCCGCTAATGCGTAACGTAGCATCTAAGGCTAGATCATTTGTGCCTGGTAATGCTGAAGTGTTATCAGGTTGGACTAAAGAGCCCAACGCAAACATCAATTACCGCCCATTCCCTAAGTATGATGCTGGCACAGTTAAAGCTGGTATTGGGTATAACTCAGGCGATAATCAAGTATTTAAAAATGGTTTTAAAGTAAGCAACTATGTTTACAACGTAAGCGCACCAGGTCGCATATATGAAACTGCTGGCCGTAAAAACCCACAAGGTAGAGCGCCATTCCAGCAGATCGATCCAAGTTTACCTGGCACAACCTTTGGCAAGGTACAAGGATTTGAAGGCAAAGCCAGGGCACGTGAGTATACCTATAACAAATCTACTAGAGAATACGCATCAAATAACCCATTTGCTGGCTATCAGTTTGTTACATCAATGCCAGGGCTTACTTCACAACCAAAGATTAAAGGCATACGTGGTGGTGGTCGAAAGACCAAAGGCCGCTTAATTTACAAAGCCTGGGCACAAGATAGTGGCAAAGTTTATCAAGCGATGCTGGGCGCTATCAACTCCACAGCTATAAAATTTAACAAATCAACAGAAATTAAGAAGGCAGCGTAATGGCCAATGTAGTAGTCTCGGCAATAGCCACCTGGAATGGTAAAGCACTTAATAAAGGCAAGAAGGATGTATCAGCCTTTGATAAACAAGTAAAGCAATTAGGCAGAACCTTTGCAAGCGTATTTACCGCTACTGCATTATTTAATTATAGCAAGAAGGCAGTGCGAGCATTTGCTGAAGATGAGAAGGCAGCCAAAGCCTTAGAGATACAATTACGTAATACAGGATTTGCATTTGCAGCACCTTCTGTAGAAAATTACATAAGCAATTTACAGCGCACCACAGGCGTACTAGATGACCAATTACGCCCAGCATTCCAGCAATTATTAACTGTTACTGGCTCAATTACTAAGAGCCAAGAAGCTTTAAATACAGCTTTGAATATCAGCGCTGCTACTGGTAAATCTTTAACCGAAGTTAGCGCAGCCTTAACACGTGGATATTCAGGTAACACCACAGGATTAAGCAGATTAGGTGCAGGCATTAGCAAAGCCACCTTAAAGGCTGGCAAGATGGAAGACATCCTTGCAGAATTAAATCAAAAATTTGCAGGACAAGCCACAGCCCGACTAGACACCTATGCAGGCAAAATGGATTTATTGCGTGTGGCAGCAGCAGATGCAAGTGAAACTATTGGAAAAAGTTTAGTCGATGCTATTAGCAAGTTAGGTAAAGATACAAGTATAGAAAACCTAACTAAAGACATAGACGCATTAGCCACAAGTATTGCAAGCGTTGTGACTGGTGTTGGCGCCCTAATCGGTGTATTAAGCGATCTACGCAACGCACCTGGCATAAAGCAAATAATAGATGTTTTGAGGTTTGGTAATTTATTTGATATGTTAAAAAAGTTGGGCGAATTGTCTCAACCTGCACCGACATCTAACTTTACTTATTCACTAGGCGCTAGTGCCACCAAAGATGTAGAACGTGCTAAAGAAGTATTGAGGTTAAGAACCTCTAATAAATTACGCCAAGACGAAATTAACAAAATGAAGGCTAAGTCTGAGGTGGATAAACTAGAAGAAAAGTTTAACGTTGAGCGCATAGGTTTGATGAAGGCACTAGCTGAAGCTACCGATGCCGAGACTAAACTACGCATCGAGGCCAAGATAGCCATTTTAGATAATAACGAGGCTTTGGCTAAGAAATACAATGCAGAATTATTGGCCAAGAGCGCAGCTGATTTATTAGCCGAAAGTGCTAACAACGCTGCCAATGCATTAAATACTTTGCCTAATAAATACGATCAAATTTTTACCAGTTTAGTTGGGCAATTAAAATCGATGGGAATTGAAGCAGGCGCAGCAGCAGGCTTGGCTGCCTCATCCGCAAGATTACAAGCTCAGGCCGATGCGTTTTTGGCTCAAATGGGTCAATACACAGTACCAGGTGGTATGCCATCTAGCGCTACTACAGCTGCCGCAGCAGCAGCACCTATAGTAGTGCCACAGGTAACTGTAAACACAGGCGCAGTATTAACTAGCGACCAAGATTTGAGTATTTTTATACAAAATAAATTAGGTGAAATAACTAAGTTAGGTAACGGAGCGCTGATACCTGCTGGATCGATAGCGTTTCAATGACAGTTCCAGTAATAAACGCCACAATAAACTTCTCTACTGGGCCAAGCACTGCTCAGGCTATGCAGTTAGATATTGGCGTACTAGGCACAAACGTATTGGCAGACGCCGTAGCAGTTATTGTTGATGTGTCAGATCGTATTAACTTTATTCAAACAGCTGTAGGCCGTAATGCTTTATACGATCAATTTCAGACAGGCCAATTAACATTACGCATAGTAGATCAGAATGGCGACTTTAACCCCACTAACGTTACTGGGCCGTTTTATGGTTTGCTAACACCGATGAAGAAGGTCAGCATATCTGCCACCTATAACAGCGTTACCTATCCTTTATTTTCAGGATTTATTACAAGCTACGTAAACACACAACCTAAAGATGCTACAGAGGTGGCCTATACAACCATACAAGCTGTAGATGCTATGCGCCTGGCTTATAATGCACAGATTTCTACAGTCACAGGTGCTACTACTGGAGACCTATCAGGCACACGCATTAACGAAATATTAGATGAGATCGACTGGCCAGCATCACAGCGCCAGATAGACCCAGGGCAAACTACATTACAGAATGATCCAGGCACAGCACGCACTGCTTTAGGTGCTATGCAAACTGTTGCTCAGTCAGAGTATGGCGCAATCTATGTAGGCTTTGACGGATCCTTTGTATTCAAGGACAGGCTTACAGCTACAGAGACGATAGGCAATACACCTACAGTCTTTGCTGATGATGGCACTGGGATCATATATGCCAATGCAGCCTGGAAACTAGATGACACCCTTATATTTAACTCTGCCCAGATCAGTAGGCTATCTGGCACTGTGCAGTCTGCCAGCAATCAAGCATCGATAGACAAGTATTTTATCCATTCATACAACGCCCAGGATCTACTAATGCAGACCGATGCTGTAGCCCTAGATTATGCCAGGGCTTATGTGGCCAGCAGGGCTGAGACCACTATCCGATGCGATGCCATCGAGTTAGACCTATACACCCCTAATTACGATACAGGCATAGTCGCAGCTCTTAACCTAGATTTCTTTGACCCAATCACAGTTATCACTACCCAGCCTGGTGGATCTAAGCTGGAGAAAACCCTGCAAATCTTTGGCGTATCCAACATCATCACACCCAATAGTTTCAAAGTGGTGTTTACAACGCTAGAACCTGTCATAGATGGGTTTATAATAGGCAACATAGATTATGGTGTCTTAGACCAAAACGTCTTATCTTACTAAGGAGAAATTATGCCAACCTGGCCAGGCAATACAGGTGACGTAGTCACCAGCACAATGTGGAATGGATTACCAGCATTCACAGTACAGACTGCTAAGACAGCAGATTATACAGTGGGTAGCGGTGACGAGTATCAGCAGTTGATACCAATGAATAAATCATCAGCTGCTAATTTTTTGATACCAACCGATGCTACTTATAATTTCCCAATAGGCACAGTTATTACAGTATTAAATCAAGCGACAAATGCTGTAACTATTAAAGCAGTTACATCGGGAACTACTACTGTGTTAAGTGCTGGTGGCACTTTAGCGCAGCCAACTCTTGCACAATATAAATCAGCAGCCTGTATTAAAACAGCTGCAAACACGTGGTATGTCGTTGGGGCTATCAATTAAATGTTAAACATTTTAAGTGGAATCATAAGCGAGGCTGTAGCTCCATTTACAGTTGATTATTTAGTTGTTGCTGGTGGTGGCTCTGGTGGAAGTAGTGTTATTTCTGGCGGTGGTGGCGCAGGTGGGGCACGTTGCACTGTTGATTCTACTGGCGGTGGTGGTGCTTTAGAAACTGCATTCACATTAACTGTAGGTACGTCTTACAGCGTAACTATAGGTGGTGGTGGCGCAGCAGCAGTTGGTAGTTTTATAAGTGGAAATCAAGGAGCCAACAGTACATTTCACACGATGACATCAACAGGTGGCGGTAAAGGTGCTGCTTACACAAAAAATGATGCAGGATCAGGTGGTTCAGGTGGTGGAGCAAATGGTGATGACACTGTTAGTTACACAGGCGGTGCTGCATCACCATCTGGTCAAGGACGTGCTGGTGGAAATGGGCAGGCAGGCACTCCATTTAGAGGCGGTGGCGGTGGTGGCGCAGGAACAGTTGGCGTCAATGGTTCGTCGGGTGGAAATGGTGGTAATGCAATTTCAACTAGCATTTCAGGTATAAGTCCAAGTCCAAATTATGCAGGTGGTGGCGGTAGAGGATGGACAGGTCAATCAGGTTCTAGTGGTACTGGTGGTAGTGGTATTGGTGGAAATGGTGGCACAGCAACAGCAGCAGCAACTGCTGGAACTGTAAACACAGGTAGTGGCGGTGGTGGCGGTGGTGACACGGGCTACACAACTTCAGGTGCAGGTGGATCAGGTGTTGTAATTCTGAGATACCCAGCGGCGAGAACCATATCTTTTGGTGGCGGCGTTACTGGAACTGAAAGCGCAGCAAGTGGCGGATATAAGCGAGCAACAATTACCGCAGCAACTGCTGGAACTGTGAGTTGGTCATAATGGCACATTACGCTTGGTTAGATGAGAACAACACAGTTGTAAATGTAACTGTCGGAGTTGATGAAACAGAGTTAATTGATGGATTAGATACTGAAACATTTTACAGTCAAGCAACAGGTCATAACATTAAACGCACTTCATACAATAATAATATCCGCAAACAATACGCAGGCATCGGTTATTTTTATGATGCAGTAGCGGATGTTTTTATAGCACCACAACCTTATCCATCTTGGTTATTGGATAATAATTTTGATTGGCAAGCACCAACACCATATCCAAATGACGGATTATATTTTTGGGATGAAGACACATTAAGTTGGATTGCACTTGAAGCCTAAATTATGTGCAGCTGGCGTGCAGTTAAGAGATCAAGTTGATACCTGGTTTCCAGATCGCAGTACTGCCAGTGATGGGTGGTTGGGCGATAGCCGTCACTCCGCCAGAAAATCGGATCATAATCCAGACGGAATATGGGTCAGAGCAGTTGATATTACTGCTCGGTTGGAGTCATCCGACAGCCTCGCACCTTATCTGGCTGACCAGATCAGAATCGCAGCCAAATCGGATCCACGCTTATCATACGTCATCTATAACGGAAGAATATGCTCAAAGATATTAAACTGGAAATGGCGTAAGTACAAAGGCATTAACCCACACAAGCGACACATACATATCAGCTTTACAAAGTTAGGCGATACAAATAGTAAGCCGTTTGATATACCACTAATAGGGGGCAAGATATGAAGATAAGCAAGAAACAGAAGGCTGTACTGAAATCATACGCACGTGGCGTATTGGTTTCATTTTTAACATTCTTAGCAAGTAATGAATTAGGGCTAGATCCTGTTGTAGCTGTAGTTATCTCAGCTCTTGCAGGTCCAGCGGTTAGGGCTTTAGATAAATCCGATAATGCCTATGGCATCGGTGCCGATGTCAAATGACACCTGGAGAGTGGGCTGGCTTTGGCGCTGGCGTTATAAGCGTGCTATCAGGCGTGCTAATAGGATTACGTTTTTTAGTTAAGGGCTGGTTAAACGAATTGCGCCCGAATTCTGGCAGCAGTATTAAAGATGCTGTTGATCGAATTGACCAAAGAAGTTCGAGGCTAGAGCAGCGTGTCGATGATCTCTTTATTTTAATCAGTAAGTCATAATTTAATTATGGCTACTAAACGCAAACCAAAGAAGAAGCCAGTACGTAAGCGTAGGACTACTAAAGAGCCTGTACTTACTAAACTGGATTTCTGGGCAATAGCAG